TAGAAAGTAAAATATCATTAATATCTAATATTCCTTCAAGAATATATTTTTTAATAATACTTAATCGCATTGCTACTACTTCTTCTTCAATCTATCTTCTACTTAATGCTAAATTTTGATGATAACCTTTTAAACCAGAAACTACATCATTTATAATGGCAGATGTTAATTTTTCTATTCGCATGATAATTCACGATTAGTACAATTATGCCTATAGCATATTAAGCATTTAATTTTTGTAAGTTCTTCTTTTACAGAAGCTATTTCTAAACATTTCTATTGATATTTTTCAAGCCACTTTGCATCTATCTCTTCTAACTCCTTTCTATTCTTCCTCAGCTATTCTCTAAAGTTGGCTTCAGATTCATAAAAATCCTTTATAGTTTGATCGCACATAGACTTTAAATAAGAACACTAATCTTTACCAAGATTAAATTCTTTTTCTTTATTATCAAGTAGGGCAGAATGTGCTTCAGCGGCAGCTTTCTTTTTCTAACTTTTTAAAGTGAGTAAATAGTGCACTAAACTTCCTCCTATTGCTGAAAAAAAGTATGGTAAAATCGCTAATATAAAATCCATTTGTATATACTAAAAAACGTAGAGAGATAACTCTCCCTACGTTTATATTAAAAATATCTTTAAATTAAAAAAATCCTTTATAATCAGTTTCTTTTGCACCAGAAGCTGCTGCTTTTTCTGTAACTAGAGCATTAGTATCTCCATTAGCTTTTGCAAATGGATTAGGTGTTGCTTCAGCTGCAGTAGCTAGTTCTGCTAAAATAGCATCAAAATCAGTTAAAACTGAAGCATTTTCATTAACCCAGAAAATATGGTTAGTTTCAGATAGCATTTTTTCACCAACTGCCATTACACCACCATTATTAGAAGGTGCCTAAACAGTAATAATATACTGAGTGTAAGTTGCACCTGGAATAGGTTGCTGCCATTTTGTTGAAGAACCCCATTTAAGATTCTCAATAGTAGGAAGACGAAGATCCTGCTGAAGTTGATCAGCTGTACCAAAGGCATTTTTACCTACTGAAAGACAAGAAATAACTCCTAGTTTATCAACTGGACATCCATTAGGCTTAGAAGGATCACCCTTATCTGCTTTTAGAACACCTACAGGAATTGAATAATCATCCCAAGGTCCAAATTCAGCAACTTTAACTAAAGCAAATCTTTGCCAAGTTTCTTTTGCTGTAAGAGTTAATACAGCACCATTTACACTATAATCTAGCTGATCTGTATCAAGTTGGAAAATCTTGTTATTTGCAATTAGATCATAAACTTTCTGAGCTACATCAGCAGCTGATTCTCCTTTTACATATGTAAACTCAAGACCAAAAGGTAGACCCTTTACATAAAAATCATTTGAGTAATAGAAAGGATTGGCTCCATCTACAGAAAGATATACAAATAATTTATACATCTTAACAGGAGAAGTTATATTAAGATCTATAAACTTGAGAAAATCAATTTCAATCTTTGCTAAATCTCCAGCAATTGAAGGTGCTTTAAACATTCTAGTTACTTTACCATAACGATTATCCCACATTGAATTAAAATTCATTACGTGAGCTACTTGAACAGTAATATTCTGACCATCTGGATCATTTTTTACTGCTCTAATAATAGATTTCTTTCCTGAACCTGATAAAGAAGAAGGGAAATTAATTACTTCTGCAGGAACATGTCCTTTTACAAGTTCTGAAAAACCATTTTTATCTTCAAGACTGTTAATAACAGTCGTTGTATTCCAATTAAGACCTGATAATGCCATAATTAATAAAATTTAAATTGTTAAGATTCTTGATTAGTATTTCTTGCAATAGATTGATCTACAGCAATTTTACTTTGAAGTCTCTAATCAGAGTTGTTTTCTAAAACTAGTCTGACTAATATATTGATAATCTCTTGAACTACGTAGTCAGGATATTCCATTATTTGTGAAGTGTCTTGAGTTAACATCATTTGCTCATGAGTTAAATTAACTCTCTGAGGACTTTTTAAATAATCTGCTCTAACTTGTACAAGTTCAAAAACATCATCTGAACCACATCTAATTTCCATATTAATTGTAGATGGGTTACTTAAACGTGAGGCAATCGGTCTTTCAACAAGAGATACATTAGTATCTTTCTTGCCATCTCCATCTAAATCCATCTTAAAAGTTCGTGGAAAATTTGAAGAACCCGAAGCAGAAGTTAAATCTGCTAGATTCTTAATAGTTTTATCCGCATCAGGATAAACCATTGTTGCTGCTCCAATAGCTTCTATAGTTTCTTCTAAAGGATCAATTTCAATAGCTTCTGCTGTAACTAATTGATTATTAAAATCATCCCAAGTTAAACTAGGATTAACTTTAATAAGTTTACCAGTTAAATCAGCATTAATATACTAACTAGCTGGAGTCTATTCTTTTGTAGAATCTACTATATAAACTAATTTAGGATCTTCATTTATTTGAATGAAATATTTTCCTTTAGGTAATTCTACAGTACGAGATTCTTTATCTGTACTAGAAGAATTAATTAAAAGTGTTTTTGTAATTTTAACAACTTGGTATGAAAAACCATTTGATACTACAGTATAACGTTCAGGATTATGAGGTTTACCTACCATATCAGTTCCTTGTAAATTACCATTATCATCAAGTGCAATAGGATTATAAGGAGCTGTATCTTGGTATAAATTTCTATTATGAATATAGAAATAAGGATAATAAGGAGATGGATAATTAAAAGCATCATCCATTACCATTCCCCAAGAATCTGCTGTTAGTCTTGTAGCTTTTCTACTCATTATAGAACCTGCTGGGTAACATTCCCAAGTTTTCTTTGTTTTAAAAACACAAATACAATTTAATAAATGCAAATAATCTATAGGTAATTGTACTTTATAAGTACAACCTTCTGCTGAAGATAAATCAATATAGTGTTCACCTAGATCAGTATCTTGAAAATAATCTTCCTAATGTTTAATTTTTTCTGGTTTCATTTTAGCAGTACTTTTAAGTACTCTAATATCATCCGTAGTTTGCTGATTAGTTTCAAATACATTATATATTAAATTTATATATTGTGATATAGCTTTATTTGCAAAATAATTAAATTCAACAAGACCTAATTCTGGAGCTTTATGTTTATTTAGCTCAATTCTGACAGCTTGTAGTACTTGTTTAATTGTCATAATTATTCATTTGAACCTGGAGTCATATCAGGAAAAACTTCTCCTTTAATAACATTCAGGGTTTTTTGATTTTGTGCCTGTTTCATCCATTCAATTACAGAATCTTCAGAAGAACCTAAAATTGTATTTCCATCTTCTCCATAAACCCAGATTCCTGCTTTTGAATAAATAATACGTTTTTCTTTTGCGGCAATAAAAAGTAATTTTAATGCTAAATCACCGCCTGTAAATGCCTCAATAATTTTATCTGGAGTCTTTTGAGCAATTTGATATAAGAATTGTTTAATTTCTGCTGCAACATTATTCTGCATATTTCTACCAAATACACGAGCTACTAAAAGTAGTTTATTAAGTGATTCACCTTCAATCATATTAGCCGCTTTCAGTTGTTTCTCAAAATTAGTAACTGCTTTTTCTGCCATTTCTCCAGGTCTGTCAATATAAAGTTCAGCTCGTCCATATCTAGCAATTTTCTGAGTATTAGTAGAACCATCTATTTTATAGTTACCGCTGGCATCTTTTGCAGTTCTACTTTCAGCAATAAGATCACTATTTTTAATTGCTTCCCATTCACAACTTTGTTTTAAATCAGATAGATCAAATGTTTGACCATCTCTAACTTCAATTACTGCATTTTCTGGAATAAAATATGCATTTGGATCATTTTTATCTGCATCAGATAAAATCATATCTCCATCTTTATTTACGCGTCTTACACAACTAGGATATACTCCTCTTTTATCTTTTTGAGGATTAAAATAATATGCCATACCTGTTTTACCAAAAACGCTTCTTAGTTTAATAATATTTTTTGAGGCTACTTCGTTAGCCATTAATTTATCATTTTCATTAACTTTCTTTGCCATAATCATATAAAAATAACAAGAGGGAACTAGGTCCCTCTTGTATTAAATTAAATCTAACCTTGTAGGATAAATGACTTATAAGGATTAGCTACACATACACCACAGTAACCCATGATACCCTTAACTTGACCAGCAACTAGTGTAGAAACTTCTCCACCTTCTTTACCAGTACCACGACCAGGACCATTCTGTACGTAAGGAACATATTCAGCTCCCTTAACAGTAAGCATCTCAATAGGTGCGTGTCCATTATTAGTTGAACCTGAAGTTAGGTCAAGACACATACCGAAAGGATACTTATACTCTCTTTCAAGAGTTCTATCCATCTTAAATGAAATAGTATTATTCATATAAGAATAAGAATTGAAAGTAGCTCCTACTTTAATCTTACCATTCTCCTTTGACCATAGCCAAGCTCCATCTGTACGATAGTGAGCTAGATAATCAAATAGAACTCTCTGAACAATACCAAATAACTGAGGATTACATACAAATAAGAATGTATTTCCTTCAGGACTATCACACTTAGAAATCATCTGAGTGATGATTTGTTGGAATGTATTAACTGTAAAGTTATTTGCAGCGTATTTGCTTGCAAAACGTGAAACCTGAGCGATAAGACCATCGCCACCTTGAATCATAATGTTAACTTTCTATTACTAGAAAGATCAGACTATATCTTTAACTTATATATTCAAAAATATATCCTTTACAAACTCTTCTTTCTTTTCTACATACTTTTAAACACGAAGGAAATTCCTTTTTACAATCAGTAATAGAATCCCAAATTTTAATTAAATTATGATCTTTATCATATTGAGCAATTTTTACAGGATCTTTTTTGTAGTAATTTATTTCTGGTAAAACATCTGTTTTTAAATAACTCCAATAATAATTATTACATGGAGTATTTAATTTTATATGTTTTATCATGGTTGAATGAGTTACTTTACAAAAACGACATGCTGCTCCTAAAGATTGAAAAGTTTTATAAAATTTTTTATCTAAAGTATAGCAATAACAATTTCTTTTTTGCACAAATAATTTATTAGATTTTTCATTTAAAAAATCATTAATATCCTCATTAGCATATAAAAAATAACATTCATATTTTAGTACTCTCTCATTAATAATTCTAATACATTCTTGTTTAGGTAAATCTAAACCGTTTGCCATTTCTTGAATATTTTTATATTTTTTAATTAATAATCCTTCTTTATTATATTGATAAATACCATTAGTAGCATTCATTTTATAATTTTTTGGATTAATATAATTTGAATAACTAAATATATATTTTTCATATGCTTTTTCTTTTAAAATACAAGCAGATATAGTATCGTGTCCTAAATTTAATTTATTAGTACATTCTGTAATAGAATTATAAGTATTAAGTAAATTTCCATTTAAATCAAAAACATAAATTTGTTTACAATGTCTTGGGGGAATTTTTCCTCCAGGAATAAGATTATAAACATCTTTACGTTTAATAAATTCTTCAGTAACTATTTCTGCCTCTTTCTATAAAGCTTCTTTTTCAGTATTATAAATAAATAAAGTAATTCTTTTAAAAGAATTAACTCCATATTTTAAAATAGCTCTATGAAATAAAGTTTTGCCTTTATTATAGCTAGAAGGCTTATTTATAAAAGCACCACATCCTAAATATCCATCAAATTCAAATGGATTTTCTGTTTTATGTACTCCTATATAAAATTTTTGATTTTTTAAATTAATTGTTATATATACGATATATTTTATTAAGCTATTTCCCATTTCCATTAAATTAATTAATGTACTCCTTAAAAGGATAGTCGTTGAACTTTAAGTACGATTACTTTTAAAGCCTATCTTTTGTACTTCTTAGCTGCTGATTGTCCTAAATATTAGGAGTTTCCAGCAATTAAAGAAAATTCAGTCTTAATATTACTATTAAGCTGCCCATTTTAGTTTAGGTCTACCAGTAGATCTACTAATCCAAGTAGATTGTCCATCTACGGACATTGTTGATTTACCAAATAAAAGTTCGCCCTCACGTGCACATAAGAAATTCTTATGAATAGTCTCATCAAATGCTGGGAAGTTAAATAGAGCTTCAGAAGCTTTACCATTTCCTTCACCTTTAGCAATAGAGATAAGTTTATCTTCCATTAGAGCATAACGATCTGATTTAGAATCTTCTACACGAATCTGAGTAATATAATTACGCATCTTCTCAGTTGAAGATTGATATTTAACAAACAATTAATTCAAATAGTTTCCTATTTGTTTAGACTATCTCTTAATTTAAATATTTAAATATGAATCCTTTACAAAAATTTCTTTGTCCTTGAAGAACTTTATTAGCATTAGAATATCCTGCTTTTCTACATAAAGTAAGATTTTCAAAAATTTCTAATAAATTTCCTTTTTTGTCATAACGACCTATTTTAGGACTGTTTTTAGTATTAAAAGATTTAGGTTTTTTGGTCTTTATTTTTTTCATTGTGGGTAATTTTTCATAAGACCATTGATAATTTAAAAAAGTACCTCCAGTACGAATAGCTCTAGAAATATGAGATCCATTAGGTAATGTAGGATCTAATGTTCTAGCTGCTATATTTAAACCAGAAAAGCTTCTAATATAATTACCATCTAAATCATACATATATACTTCTTTTTTAGGATTTTTTAGATTATCTTCATTTAATCTTCCTCCTAAAGCTAAATTATAAACATCAGTTCTTTTTAAAAAATCTTTATCTACTAAAAAAGCTTCTAATTTATAAGCATCTTCCTCATTATTAAATTCTTTTATAGTGGTTCTAATAAAATTTTTTATTCCATATTTATTTACTGCAAACTAAAAAGGAGTTTTTGAATTTTTATAGGAAGCAGGTCTAAATATATTAACTCCATTTCCTATGTAACCATCAAAATCATCAGATTCTGTACCATGTACTCCAATATATATTTTATTATTAATTTTATTAATAGTTTGATATACTATATATTTCATATTTAAATTTTAAATTTATTCCATTTCGGAGTTTATTTCTCCTACATCCATTCGGATTAGTCGTTGAACGTTCTTTAGAGCTTCCTAAAAGGCTTGCTTGATCTAAAGCTTCGCTGCTGATTGCCATTTTACAGGTTTCCAGCAATTAAGAATATGATTATACTGAGGCAATGTTTAAATATCAGTTTACCACAGTCAGACATTTCTGGTTTACGATTGGAAATAAATCTTGTTAAAGTACCAGCAGAATAAGTTTCAACAGCGTGTTCTGCTATTACATCAATAGTAGAATAATCATCTGCCATAGCTTGAGCAGGTACCTCATAAAGATTATCAGCCATACGTGTAGGATGTCCAATTACACAGAACTGCTCACCATCATCATCAACTTTGAAATATTCATCAATTTGGTAATAATTTTCTGCAAAGTAGAAATATAGATCAGATCCTTTCTTTACAGGAGCAGCTGCCATAGGTACACGTTTAATTTCATTTGTTTCCAAATATATTTCTATATATTACTATATAGTTTAGACTATATCATTTACTATGTTTATGATATTTAAAAATATATTCTTTACAATATTTATCTCCAAGCATAATATTTTTTAAATTTGAGGATCTTAAATTATATTTTTCTTTAACTTCTTTAATAGAATTTAAAGTTTCTATAAAATCTCCATATTTAGTAAAAATATCTACTCGAATACTATTTCCATGTGATGTGGGTTTTTCAGGAATAGTAGTTTCTTCTTGTAAAGATATATAAAAATTTTTATACCAATTATTGTAATATCTAAAAATATCAGATATTTTACTCCATGAGTATAAATTTAAAATTGGCATAATTTCTTTTCCAATAAATTTCCCTATAAATTTATGTTCTTGGTAAACATAATATGTTAAATCTTTATATTGGAGCCTAGGTTTAGGTTTAAAACAATCAGTTAATTTATAAGATATATAATACTACTTTTGACATAAAGATTCTAATTTGATATTCTTATTTATATTTGCACATGTAGTATTTAAAAATTTAGCACATTCTGATTGTGAACTAAATTCATTTAATAACTTACCATCTTTATTATATAAATAAACTGTTTGAGGTTCTTTAGTAATATAATCATTTATATTAATATATTCAGAATAACTCCAATAACTATTTAAAAATTTATATTTACCATATATAGGGGAATGAAATTTAGTAGCAGGATATCCATAAAACTCAAAAGCATCTTTAGAATATTCCCATTTTTTAACTAAATTTCCCTCTAAATCAAATTGATATAAAGGAATTCCGTTATTATTACAAATTCCTCCAACTACAACATTATAAACATGTGACTATTTAATAAATTCTGTAGTTACTAAAGCCTCTTCTTTTTTATAGGCTTCTTCAGGAGAATCAAATTCAAATAACGTAACTCTTTTAAAAGCAGCTGGTCCATATTTTTTTACTGCACATTGAAATGGTGTTTTAGGATATTTATATGTAGAAATTTGCTATTCATATACTCCACAACCTAAATACCCATCAAATATATCAGGATTTTCAGTTTTATGAACCCCTATATATATTTTATATTTACCGTTTATTTTTGATTTAAAATTTATTGTTAGATACACAATATATTTCATAGTAATTCAGTTTTTTAATTATTAAAAAATAATTTACACTTCTCAGTTAGTCGTTGAACGCTGTTGTAATTACAACCACGCTGCTGATTGTCCTAATGGTCTAGGAGTTCCCAGCAATTTAAAGAATTTTTGTTATTATTCGATATTAAATATCGCGGAGGTCTCAACTAATGAAATGTTTAATCTCCCCAGATTAAACTTTAAGACCATTTATGTTAGTTTAAGTATTTTCAATATATTTTACAATATAAAGGAGCAGGAAATTTACTCATATACCATATTTTCTAGTCCCTTAAATTCATCAGACTTTTTATCTTTTGACCAAATATTTCCTAGTGCTTCTGTTAAGAAAGTAATAGTATTTTCTGGATATAAACGAGATAAAAGACCTAGCTGATCAGGACGTTTACCTAAGAATGCAGAAAAGTCCTGATATGTACGTGTCTTGCCCATTTCAGGTCTCTTCGTCATAAGTTTAGAAACTAACATTTTATTTTTATTTTAAATTAACTTAACTGTTGAAAAAGTTAGGTTTAGTTTGTTTAGTAGATCTAATTTCTACAGCAGCTTGCTAACTTAAATCTTTTTTTGCCTGTTCATACCCACGTTTGAATGCTCTGGCAGATTCCGCTTCAGCTTCTTGAAGGAATTGTGGACCATACAATGCCCAAAAAGCATTTTGCACCATGGCTTGCGGTGATTGCATATCTATAGAATATTTAGTATTACCTTGATTATCTCTAGCTAAAAGATAATTAGCTAAATTATTTTGATCTTGATAATCTAATTCTATAGCTCTACCAGCTACTGTATTAAATTGTTTTATTTCATTTACAATAGAATTAGCTAAAGCTTGAAATTTAGCTTCTTGTTCTTGTTGTACTTGTTCATTTTGTCGATATTCAGCTTCTTGTTGTTTTTGTCTGAAATTTTCACGAATAGCGGCTACTTCTTTAGTATAAAAAGCTTCATTTTCTTTAGCTCTTTGAATAGCTTGAGTTAGTTCTTCTTCAGTAACATTTTCTCCCAATTTATTCATTAAATCAATAGCATAAACTTCATCATCAGTCCAATCATCAATATCAAAATGTTTATTTTGATCTGCATAATTATCTTGAATTTGCTGAGCATAAGCTTTCATGAAAGAATCAGCATCTAAGCCTGATTCTCTAATTTGATTAATTAATCTAATTTCAGAATCATCCAGATCTGTTTCAGGATCTGTATTAGCTGAACTTAAAATATCTAGTTGTTCATTCTCAGTTAAAGAATCCCAAGAACGTGTAAACATAGCTCCAGATGAATCTTTCCAAGGAATTGCATTTTTATCTGAAATACCAATTCTTGCTAAAAATTTATCTGTAAATGAATCATCATCAGAAACTTCAGGAGTTGTAGTTGTAGATGGTCCTGCTGGCGGAGTAGGTTTTGGAGTAGGATCTTCATTGCCTGCGGCAGCAATAATCTAACTAAATAGTTCATCTTCGGTTTCTTTAGGAGCTTCATTAGAGATACTATTCGGATCTGGACCAAATAGTTCTTCCATTAATTCATTATCTTCCATAAAACATTAATTTTAATTAAAATATAAATCTTTTGCAATATTTATAATACTGTAATTTTATTTCCAAAAGGAATAATGAATTATTTTTTCATATCAGGATTATATTTATAGAATAAGGCTAAAGTTTGAAATCTTTCTTTAAAAGCACCTCTTTCTAAACGTCTTTTCCAATCCTCTAAACTACCTGTATAATAATGATTTATCCATAATTTATTACCCCATTGAGCTTTTTGTTTGACAATATTTGTTTCAGTTAAGATATTGTATAACCTTTGGCTGTCATTGTATCGTAGAAATAATTCCACATATATCTTGCTTTAACTATATTAGAGAATCCGGATATTGTTGTGTTAGTGTATGTAGCATCTCCTGATATATCTGAGAAATTATCAGCCAACCATTGTAATGAATCGTTAGTGAGAACACTATTGGTAGAATAGAATTGAAGTGCTGTTGTCTTTGGTTTAGACTTGATCTTTAAATCTTTTAGCGAGGTGCAACCACTGAATATACCTGACGCATTAGTCACCTTAGAAACATCCCAACCTGATAAATCAAGTGATTGTATCGTGAGGCAACCATAGAACATACTTGACGTATTAGTCACATTAGCAACATTCCAATCTGATAAATCAAGTGATTGTAGCGAGGAGCAACCATAGAACATCATTGACGTATTAGTCACTTTAGAAAAATTCCAACCTGATAAATCAATTGATTGTAGCGAGGTGCAACCATAGAACATAGCTGTCATATTAGTCACATTAGAAACATCCCAACCTGATAAACCAATTGATTGTAGCGAGGAGCAACCAGAGAACATACGGGTCATATTAGTTGCACTCATTAACCCCGGTCTGTATTGTTCAATCTCACAAGTAGTCATTTGTACATTATCGTAAAAACAATATGACAAATACGTTTCGAAATAGTCTATCTTTATCTTGACGTTAACAATGTTTCTGTCTTGCCAAATGCAAAATCTAGAAGAAGTGTTATCATTGTTATGTGACAAGTAATTAGGCATATCAAGATTCATTGCAAGAATCTGATTATCATTAGTTGTGTTTTTTCTTTTTATATACTTAGCTTGTCTGAACAACTCATTGTTCATATTAAACCACGTGTCAACATCACCAGCCGTGAAAGAAGCATCTGTCCACGTTGAACCATCATCACTATATTGTATTTCCCACACTTGACCTGATTTAACCAATACCCAATTGCCATCTTGATGCTCTAACCATCCCGGGACATGATAAGGTGGTTCTATTCCACCACCTCCACCACCACCACCTTCAATCTGCAATATGTAATCTGGATACACATCTAACTTTTCTGTATCAGGAACATTCACACCTTTTGCTGTGATAGCTGATTTTATCCTTTCTTTAGCGTCTCGAAGACGCGTAATCTCTGTTATTATGCTCATATCTGACTTAATAATGTTTCTATATCACCAACTAAACCATCAACATAAGATTTAGTTGCGATTGTATTTGTATCTACTGAAATAGTGTCATTACTGATATTTATACCATCACCCTGGGTATATGTTCCAGCTCTTTTTAATTCATTAATTGCACCTGAAATTGTTTTATTAGTAGTTTCTAAGTTATAGTATTCTTTTTCATTAATAATTCCTCCTACTAATCTAGTAATACCAGCTGCATCTAAAAATTTTGTCATAAATTAAAAGTTAATTAAAAAAATAAAAATAGGGTTTGCCCCTATTTTTATTAAAATCTTTAAAATTAATTTCCTTAAGGAACATAAGCAGCAATAGCTGTATCAATTTCTGCGTTTGTAAGAGCTCCTAGATCAGTAATATCAGCACATACGTGTGTATGTGAGGCATTAGCCTTACCTGCAATAGCTTCTTCTAGTATTCTTCCTTGGTTAGCAGAAAGAGCAGAAGTGGTAGAAGTTGACTCTAAGGAATCTATAACCTCAACTAATTCTGGAAAGTCTGTAATATCTGAAATTGAGTGAGAGTGTTGTGTATTAGCTTTTCCTGAGATAGCTTCATTTAGTACTTTACCCTGATTAGCAGATAGAGCAGAAGTAGTAGAAGTAGAGTCTAGAGAATCTATAATAGAAGTAGCAGAAGGTTTATCAGTTAGGTCATTAAAGCTTCCGCTTGTTGCTACTGTTGCTAAGCTTGATATATTAACTTTATTAGATAGAGCATCACTTAAGTTCTTACCTTGGTTAGCAGAAAGAGCAGAAGTGGTAGATGTTGAATCTAGAGAGTCTACAACACTGATAGGATCTGGAAAGTCTGTAATATCTGAAATTAAGTGAGAGTGTTGTGTATTAGCTTTTTGCTGTAGTGCATTATAAACACCTCCACTTGTTATTAGACTTGAAGATCCGACTGTTGGAGTATTATCTATAGAGCCGCTATCACTTGGGTTAATCCATACAACTTCATCACCTACCGGAGCAGTAGAGCCGATATGAACTTCTTCGCTACCTTGTCCTTGTCCATCAACTCCATCATTAATTTGTACAGTTTTAGTTCCAGTAGTATCAGTAATAGATAGAGTAGTAACTTTTCCAACCTTAGATGCTGAAATAGTAGGGCTCACTCCATCTGTAATAGTAGTAGTTGTTGTTCCATTAGCGTCAGTAATAGAGATAGTAGCCGTATCACCAGACTTAGAAACGGTAGCTATTGGTGAAATTCCGTCTTGTCCCTTTAACGTTCCGCTTTCAGACCAATCAGTTTCTCCAGTATTGCTAATCTTATGTGAACTAAAATCAGCACCTTTTATAATTAATCCGTTTTTCATTTTAATCCTATTTTCAAGTTTTAATTTAAAAGAAGGCACTAGTTTTAATCAAGTGCCCTCTCATCAATTATATTAACGACTGAATAAATACTTTAATCTTAGAAGCTATCATTTCATGACCTATCGCATTAGGATGGATTCCATGAAAGTCCCCATCTGTTTCTGAGTCCAGGTTATAAACTAGATCTCTAACTTCTCTAATCCAAGGTCTAAGTCCACTCTCGTAGAATAAGTTTAAGAAAGGAATAGAGTTTTGCATACAGATATCATGAAGAGCCTCTACGTAAGCTACAGCATTCGCATTACTAGGGTTTAACCCATTCCAAGGACATGGTGCTATAATTCCTAACTTCATTGCTGGATTGATTGTATAGATAGCTTCGATAGTCGCTTTCATACATCCGCAAATAGTAGTAGTTCCTGTATCCCCTGGAGTTCCTAGTGTAAAGCCTTGAGTTAGATCATTAAAGCTTCCAAAAATAGTTACAACAGCAGTATTAGCCGGAATTAATGTAGCTCTTTGATAAAATGCACCGTTAGTAGTTGGATTATCTACATCATCACGACTTTTATATCCAGTACCGCTAACGCCCATATTAACTACATCAAATCCTAGCCATTCTTTAACATAGTCGTAGTAGAATTTAGTAGATCGTGTATTTTTCTCTGTCAATGAATCACCTATAACTACCCACTTCTTACCTTTATATAGATTTGCCACTGAACTTGCACAAAGACCTATACCATCTACTTCACTAATGTTTCTATGGTAAGGTTGATATTCAGTCATTCTATAGTGTACAGTAATTATAGTTTGACCGTACATTGTTTCTATCTCAGATTCAGTCGGAAGAGTTGACATTCCCCACACTAGCGTAAATCTCAGATACTTAGCATTAGAAGCAATTCCTATTTCAATGGATGTATCTTCTGAAGGAATATCACTAGGACCTCTTACTACATTCATATCTTCATCTAACTGTACAAACCTCTTAGATGATTCTGTTACAGGTAGATTATAGAAGTGAAGGTTACCAGTAGCTCCTCTTTCATTAGCTGGAGGAATAGTCATTAAGTTAGAAACAATAGACTGAGCATCTTCTATCAAGGCTCCGGTATTAGGATGCAATCCTTTTCCTCTTGTACAACCTGAAAGATTAAATAAGTTATAGCCTTCTTTATAATCTAGGTCTTTCTTAAAAATAGCTTCCGTAAAATCATAGTCACCCTTTAGTCTCAAGAATGGAGGATAACCGCCGGGATAAGCTGAGAGAATTAGGTAGTAAGCTTCAGAGTAGATAGGGTTAGAAAGATCGATAGTTCCCTGTATACCTTCATTAGCTACCGGAAAATCTAGTGTAGGAAGGGAGTTCTTATGCTTATCGTAAAAACAGATATGATAAGAATTTCCAATACTTCTAGTTTTATATTCTACGAATCTAGCACCCTTAATGAGAACTAGGCCACTGCACTTATAATCATTACTCTCTACAAATTCATGAGTAGTAGCGTCAATATAACCATTAAGAGGTAG